ATGAAAATCTGGATTAAACTCAGGATAAACACGTTTACCAAAACCAACAGAACCATACTCACCAAGGCAAAACACTTTAACGAACTCTTGAGACTGTCCTTCTGCCAACATCTCGTAGTAGTTGTCAGGTAGGTGATCAGCATTATCTGCGCTAGGGTTTCGTACCCATTTGTTGTCATCATCCTTGATTAATCCTGGAGGCTGTTTGAATAACATATGATGGTCAAACTTATTTTCCTCAAAGTCTTTGTAAATCCAATGGTCATCTTCTGGTGGGTTTGTATCTGCAATAATTCCTGACCAGTAAGGCTCTTGGCAAAATGCCTTGGATGGATACCTATTCACCCTACCCTTCATGTGAGCTAAAGCCGCCTTAGGGACCTCTGATAGCTCGTTTATATAGCAACCGGTGAGTTCTAGTGACTTTATCTTTCTAACGTCTTCTGGTCTGTCTAATGCGATAAATAGGAGCTCAAGCTCAACTATTCCATGTCCATCATTAAAGGTGTGCTCATAAGTCATAATGGGCTTTTGACGCTTTCTTATATCTCCAAGCTCTTCAAACCATGCAAGCCAAGTAGCAAGAGTAGTAGTGGAGAGTTCACCGCTAGTATTCCTTACAATTCCCCATCGACTTCTACGCCGTCCTGAGTACCATACTGGAACGTTACATGCGCGATTGACAATTTCTGTAATTGCCCATGTAGACTTTCCACTTCCATAAGGGCCCATAATGACGCGCACAAAGCTATCGTCAGCATGAGCCAAAGCCCCAGTTGTTGTGGGAACATAGACCTTATCTTGTCCTTTAGCATGGATAATCATTCCTTCGTTGTTAATGGTCAACTGTCTTTCAACACCCTTTTGTCGAGAGTATTCGATAGATTCAATTCGCCTTTCAATCGCAGATGCACCTAGCATCATTTCTCCAAAATCTGACGAGGAGGCAAAGTTTTGTAAGGGGAAATTCTATAGTCTTCTCTAAAGTGCTCCTGCGTAGTATATCGCGCGCCGCATTTGATACATTCTCGGCGTCTGTATATTTGGTTGCTCCTTTCGTCCTTATCCGTGTGTATTACACGGGAATTAGGATAGTTGCATGATTTGCATTGCATCTATTTCCTCACTCCTCGCAGGGTCTGTTTGTACATTGCTCTTGCTGCATTAGTGTGGCGTTTTGGTGATTGGTCAGCACCAACTGGGGCCCATGTATCCTTGGCATCAAACTCATAAGCAGGTGCTGTCTCAGGCGTCTTTTTCTTCTTCTGTTTTTCTACCCATTTGTTTTGAATGACATTCATATAATCCTTTTATATTTGGTGAAGCTGGGCTGGATTCGAACCAGCGTAGGCCTTAGGCCGAAGTGCATCGATATTATCGACTATTCGCGTTTAACCACTCCGCAACCAGCTTCATTTCTTTTTAGGCTTCCCGAGCACCTTATTAGCTTTGGCATCTATCTTTGCTTTAGCGGAAGGACTTAGTTTGCCTTTTGCTTCCATCTGAGTAGCACGTGCTTTAGCGTTAGCTGCATGGGACTTGTCATTTACCGGATAGCTTTTATCTGGTCCTGCAAATGCGGCTTTAGGCAATGCCTTCCTTTTTTTGGTTGTTAACTTAGTCATAGGAATTCCATTACTTGTAATCCGTTTTGCCATAGTTCTCTTTGCTTTGAGCAGGTAGATTACGGCACGCACCGGCCTTAGCAAACGACTCCTGTATAACCCTTTTGCCACGAACAACCTCAGGCGCTGGATCATTGTATTGACGTGTAGGTTTCTCAGATACATATTTAGCACTCATGGTTTCTCCTAAGTTTTTCTATATGGTTTATCATTGCATCAATGGCATCTTGCTTGGAACGGTAAAGATCGATATCAAACTTATGTAAAGAGTGACATGCCTCTACCCCTATATATTTATCATCAATCGCTTCACAAACAATGGAGCTTTTTAAAAAAATATCTTTCATTAGCCCTAAACTTTGCTCAGGAAATTCAAACCACCAAACTTCGTCTCCAACCTTAAAATCACTCACTATTTGCAATCCTTCTTCTTTCCCATCTTCATAGCCTTAGGCTTTTCATGCAGATGCTTCTCATGCTTTGCATGCACACTCTTTTCAACTTGCTTCGCTGGTTTTTTCATTGATATCTCCATGTTCAAGTTTGGCTAATCTTTGATTCAATTCATTAAGCAAAGCATTAGGCCCGAAGTGTTTAGGCCATCTACGCTCAAGCATCCAGGCATCCGCTTGCCAACGCTCAGGCTTAGCAGCAATCATATCGGTATGCTCCCTGATTCTTTGCATCTCAGCCCTTTTTATGGCCTCGGAAAATTCTGTATAATCTGAGTCAATACCTTCTGCTCGCTGGGCTCTTGCAATGCGCAGCCATTCATAAAGAGTGTCTTCACAAATACCATTAGCTTCGGCTGCGTATTCGTAGGGGATACGATGGGAGATAGCGTCTACAATTGCAGAGCGCCTTTCTGGAGTAAATTTTGACGGACGACCCACATCCTTTATTTCAACAGAGGTTTTTTCCTTTGATGTTCTGGCCATTACACTAATCCTTTAGTGACATATCACAACAGCTATATTTTACCCTTTTTTACTTCTTAATACGAACATAATTATTACAAGCAAGACAGTTTCAAACCCGTCGGCAGATGAAAGCAACTGATGCAGCTCTGCACTATCAATATTACCATCTTCAAGTGCTGCTATAAGATTTGTGATAAATGTCACAAAGCACAACAAAGCTGGAACAGATAAAGCTAGATGCACCTTGTCTTTAAACTTGTTATTCCATGAGTCCATATATCAATCCATTAATTCAAAATGCACCAAATCTTTAAATACTTCATCCTGGATGTCTTTGTCACCATCCCAGTCACCACCAAAACGCACTGAATGGGTCATTTTGCCCTCTTCCTTCAACTTTTGGGCTATACCCATTACGTACCCTGCAAACCAGTAAAATCTCTTCTCATTTTTCCAATCTACTGGGTAAGGAGCCACATCTACTGCCATTGAAGGATAAGAGTTGTGCTTTCCATAAGGCCAGTGAAGCTTGCTATGGCCTAATTCAAAGGCCCTTTCCTGGTCTTCTTGGTTCCTATGCCCTTCTAAAACCTGACAATCAAAGTATTTAATAACCTCATAGAACAAAGCCTGTAAGTCACTGTGACAACTTGTCAGGCGAGAGAAGGATGCTCTCCCGAACCTGGGCATTGTTATCCTCCTTGATGAAAAGATTTATGAAATAATCACCATAACAAATCAATAAAATCGCAATAGATAAAAAATATTTCATATAGCCTCAAAATTAAGTAGATAAATACTGCTCTACAATCTCTTTGCCATGCACCCAACCATAGCAAAAATATCCTGCAAAACCAACATCTTTGACTGTTTTTAGGAACTCTTCTTGCGCCATCCAAGTTTTAGTTGAGCGCTCAGAAAATGAGTATTCTTTTTTACGTTTTACTTCTAACCATAGTCCATGAAAAGAAGTGGTTGGATAGTAAATAAATATGTCGCTAACTCCTGGTCTGAGCCCCATGCGCTTTAAATTATGTCCCTGGAATGATGAACGCTTCCCTTCATTATTCGTCTTGTGAAAAAAGTTCTTCAATATCGGGTGATACATTAGCCATTCCACCAGCGAATTCTGTTCCTGCCATTCTAGCGGGGTGGGAAGTATCTGTGCTCTCCGTTTCGTCATTGCCATAAAGTATTTTCAAAAGCTCCAAAACTTCTTTCTTGTTAGCTAAGTTTGCAGTTGGTTTCATTCCTTATGATTTCCTCATCCTTAAGCTTTCTTTCAAAAATCTGGCGCGCTTCATCAAGCATCATGCTTCGAGGAAGGTACCATTTTGCTTCTTCAAGCCAATCAATAAAGGCATGTGCCTTTTCGCCTGTTAGTGGGCTCCCAGTGTTTTGTATAGTCATAATTTCAATCTACCAGTCGATAATCTATAAAGGGCTTTCTGTAAGCCGACTTTTCACTATTCACTTTTGCCATATCCTTCAATTTTTTCTCATGTTGAAGTCTAGCTTTTTCTGTCTCATAACTTTCTGTCTTACCGTGAGCGTAGTCTGGCATTCCATTATCGCACCAAACCTTCACCATTTGCTCTAGTGATGAGATCTCAGTCTTCCCTTCCATCATGTCCATCTTATCACAATCGTTCAATAAACGCGTTGCTATGAGGTTTGGTGAGACTCCTAACTTAAACCCTATCCTGCTCAGGATCTTTTTGCATTCTTCCTTGGTTAACACTTCCAATTGTCTTCCCTAGCATGCTTTGCATGGCTGCTCTAGCTTTCTCATAACTGTTGTATTCTTCAAATCCAGTTGGCACGATGTCTTCCTTTTATGCCGGTCATATGTTATGGCAACAGGAATGGGTTTTAGTGGCTCGCCATTCAATATCATTTTCACAGTGATGTCATAATTTCTTTCGAATATAGGAAAGGAATTTTTTTTTGGTAAGTTGGCAAGGTCAAAACTTTTGCACATGCTCCAGGCATGATAAACAGCAGGATGACTCCATTGCTTCTCAGATATTGCAAAGTGGCTGTTCTTGCAGGCTTCAAGATATGCGTCTTCTATGTCTGGTATTCCTAGGTCTTGCGCGGATGGAGTACACCACTTCACAAACTGTCCGATGGTTGGTGTATTGATTGGGCTTTCAAGTCTGCACTTCTTCACCCCAAGTTGAACTTTCTCCAGGGTATTAAATCCAATATCCATGAAGGCTTTAATCCATTGGGTTTTTTCAATGTTAAGACGCTTAGGGTCTTGGTATTGTTTATCAAATCCTCTACAGATGCTGTAAAAGAAAACGAAGAGCTTATCGACAATAGCTGAAATGTGAGGGTCGAGTGCGCTTTGATATTTGCTATCTTCGCGTTCAACCGAAAGTGATGCAGTATTTATGAGGCTTGTAATATGCTGCATGCTTAAGCCCTCATCACAGAATCAACATCCCACTGTGAAGTGGGTATTTTCTTTTGACCCTCAAAATACTCTGCTTTGAGTGATTGCCATCCACTTGCAACCATAGTCTCAAATGCTTCGATGGGATCTATCCCCTTCTCAACACATTTGGCTAGCTCTTTGTTGATTTTGTTCCATGCTGTTTGTGTGATGGGAGTCTTTTTCTTTTTTCGATTGGTTATCCAATCCTGGATTATTTCTTCAGGAATTTGAAAAATATTGGTCTTAGTTATACAATTAACATCAAATTGATTTTTTTCTTGTAAAAGTGATCTTTTTTTAGTCCGGTTATTGTGATAATCAGACTTAGTGGGGAAATCAGTCTCCTCAAGATATTCCTTTGTTCTCGCTTTGTCTTGGGTCTGATTATAAGACAAAACAATCTCATCTGACTTTGTCTCATAAAAAGCATCTTCGTGAGAAGTGCCTATATTGTTTATATTTGGTTTAGTATCTGGTTTAGTATCTGGTATAGGTCTCGGAAAATTCCGAAATTGATTTCGGAAATCACCGAATTCCATTTCGGAATTTTCCGAAATGGGTAGATTCAAGCTTTTATGCATTTCACCGTTTGGTGAAATCGACGAATAAAGGCGCTCCATAAAGGCATCTGTCTGGAGCTCTTCATAAAAATGATAGACCATAGGAGTAAGTGCATACCATTTGGTACGGTCATATTTATTTTGATTATGGTTACCAGAAACAATTAGCCCTTGAGCTTCAGCTTTTTTAAGCAAATGTTCGATTTGATGTCTTGTCCAATAATGGAATATTTCACAGAAAGCGTGGACAGTATTGTATGTCCAGCACAGACCACCGTGAATATTTCTTTT